ACGGAACTGGGCGACAAGTTTGATACCAACATGGTACTGGCTGAGCGAATCTATGAGAAGCACCTTGGGACAGCGTTTGACGCGGACTTTGCTGATGCCCCACCTAAAGTAAAGTTAAGCATGAAGAAGCTGATTCTCAAGTTTGCTTCCCTAACCGGCGAGGATACCTCACCCACAGGTAGTACCTCTGTGGCTGATAAGGGTGGTAGGGGTGACAGAGACACTCTAATGAAGAGTATGTATCCTAATACTCCCATTACTCCCCCGCGTATCTAGCTGGCTGATGTACCATTACAGGAGCTTCGGCTATGTCCACTGAAGTATCACAACTTGGGTACAGTACACTCCAAGATGTGATTATTAACTACTCTACGACAGACGCTATGGCTAAGTATGTCATGGCCGCACGTGTCCTTGACCGTGTATGTCCACTCATTCGCTATCTCCCGATGGTGCCAGCGAATCAAATCCTGAGCAACGTTGCAACCCGCACTGACTCGCTGCCCGTCCCGAACACTCGGCGCTTCAACACTGGTGTTCAACCGACAGCAGCGAAGAACACTCCCATCAACGACCCTATGGCTCTCTTCGAGGGCTACAGTGAAGTTGATAAGGAACTGTACAAGATTCAGAATGACCCAATGATGTGGCGCATGGATCAGGATATGAACCACGTTGAGGGCTTCAAGCAGTTCATGGAAGCGATCCTGTTCTATGGCAACATTGCCTTCGATCCTGGCTCCTTCAACGGCCTAGCCACCCGCTTCAACAACCTCGAATCCTACCCCAACGGTGACACCTCTTGGCTCCCGAACGTGTGGAACAACGGCGCTACCACTGGTGGTGTGACCTCGGCATGGTTCCTTGAACTCGGCCCCATGAAGGTCTACGGTATCTTCCCGCCCAACACTCCTGGTGGGATGAACATTGAAGACCTTGGTGAGATGACTAAGGAACTCTCCTCTGCCAGCAATGGTGGGCCTTACCTGAACTCGTTGTATCAGGTGCTCCGTACCCACCTCACTTGGCGTATGGGTCTTCAGGTTAATGATGAGCGTTGCGTGCAGCGTATCGCCAACATCAACCCGACCATCCTGAGCAGCAATAACTTCGATGAGAACATCTTTATTGCTGCCAAGAACCAACTGCCCGGTAAGGGTGAAGCTCCCGGTACTGTGCTGCTGATGAATCGCCAGATGTGCACTCAGGTTGACATTCGCTCAGTATCGCAGAAGCTCAACGCCTACACCTACTTCAGCTCTAAGGAAACGGATGTGTTTGGACGCTCGGTATCCAAGTTCCAGAACATCCCCATCCTGATGACTGAGAAAATCTTCAACACTGAGACTATCGTAAGCTAAGGAGGCTGCCGATGCCATACAGTGATGCACTTGCATATCTTCATGGTAGCAGCACCACCTCTGGGCCGCTTACCTCAACTGCTAACGCCTTGACTGGAGTATCTCAGTCAGGCACAACCTTGACCTATACTGTCGCAACAGGTCAGGTAATCCCCGGCCAGACTTACACTCTCGCTGGTGGTGCCTACACTTACCAGAACGTGACCATTGTGGCTATCCTTTCTGGTGGTGGTGGCTCTGGTACGGCAACTGTGAACTACTCACAGACCGTAACCACAACCACTGCAACTGGCTACCCTCCGCTCATTGGTGATGTAATCTGCGCCAGTGGCGATCAATACTCGAACCTTGAACTTGACTTTGGTGCACCCAACGCTGGTGCAGCCTATCCGTGGCTCCCTCAGTTCCCATCACTCACCGAGAAGGGTTACACCTTCCCGCCTGAGTTCCCTGGTGCTGGTGGCTACGAGATTGGCTTACACATCATCGTTACCTCACCGTTCAACACTCTCACCAACATTAACTTTGAGGTAGTGACTTCGGCTACTTCCTCAGCGTTGGTGGGTAGTGCTCCCAACCCAATCGCGTCACGCTTGCTTACTCTAGCTCAGCTTCAGGTCAACGGGGCGCATTACTACATCCCTGTTAACGCTTTCGCTGTGCTTGAGTTCCTGCGCTTCTACGCAGACGTGACTGGTAGTAACCCAACGCTGGGCACTATCGTTGCCTACTTTGGCCCGCGCACTGGTGGCGAGCAGTAACCAACCTTAACCGGAGGGGGTGGCATAAGCTGCCCCCTTTCATGGAGATTCCAATGAACGTGTTGCAGGCTAAACTCACCGACTGGGCATTTGAGAGTAACAACGCTATTCAATATGTCAAAGATGAGATAGTCAACATCATCTATGACGAGCGGGATCGGCAGTCATTCAAAGATGTTAACCTAGCTGATAAGCATCAGCGGAAGCTAGTTGAGGGCAAGACTCTAGGTGGGCGCTGGGTGTTCATGTTTGACCGTGCTAACGCATCCGACACTAACGCGCGTATCTGGTTCTGCAAAGACTGCGGTGAGCCATTCTATAAGCTCAGCGAGATTGGTACGCACACGCGCAGCAAACACAATCCCACTGACAAGCTGATGAACAAGACTAAGCAAGAGAACGATGATGAGGAAGAGGAGCGGTTGTTGGCGGCTAAGATAGCCGAGGAAGCTGCTGAAGACTCGCGGGCAGCAGGAGCATAGAGCGTGAACTATAGCATCGCCAGCATCGCTAATCTCGCGTTAGGCCGCATAGGTGCGCGTGGTGATATTACCGACATCAACGAGAACACACCTAATGCCAAAAAAGTACTGAATGTCTGGGATGCTATCTTTCAGGAGGTAATGGCTGAGCGGGACTGGAAGTTTGCTAAGGTACGTATACCTTTGCAACGCTTGATTGACCCAACCACACAGCTCCCCTACGTGCCTCTCTATGGCTGGCTAGCAGCATGGGCATTGCCTAGTGACTTCCTTCGCTTTGTACGCCCACGTAAGCGTCAAGACCCTGACTGCTCATGGTGGGCTTGGGGGCCGTGGCCGGGATATTACCAACGCTTCAACCCTCCATTCTGGCCGCCTGGGTTTGACTATATCGTTGAGGCTGTTACAGTTAACAACACTGAGGGCCAGCAGATTATCTACCAGCAGTGTGTGTTGACTAACTACATAGGGTGTCAAGCAGTAGTAAATGGTCAAACTGTGACGGTGCCTGCTGCCATCAACTACATCCGTCTCATCACAGACATGACCTCGTTGCAACCGGGGTTTGTGAACTGCTTAGCCTTTAGGCTCGCTCAGGAACTAGCCATTGCCATCACTGAGGACAAGCAGAAAGCTGAAGGGATGCACCAGATGTATCTTGAATCCCTTAACTCTGCTGAAGCTCAGAACGAGACTATGGACTTCCAGAAGGATGAGACAGGTTCAACCTCATGGCTACGTGCAGGGCGCAATGCAGGCAACTGGAACGGTTACGGCTGGGGTGGTGGAGACTGGGGTGGATGATGACCAAGGTAAACTACAACACTAAGCTAGTCACCACTAAAGTTGGTAGGACTATGTGTGATCTATGCAAGAGACGGAGAGCGACAGGTGAGATGCGCGGTAAGAGGGTGTGTGGTGTATGTAGGTTCCTAGTGACCAATGAATGAGCGTAGCAGGAATAAAACGCGATGTCAAGTGGGGGATTGATGCCTAAAATCTACCCTTATTTTAATTCGTTTAATGCGGGAGAAATCTCAGAACTCCTTTATAATCGCGAAGATATAACCAAGTACAAATCTGCTTGTCGTGTGCTAGAGAACGCCTTCCCACTGGTAGAGGGTGGAGCACAGAAGATGCCCGGTACTTACTTTGCTGGGCCAACTAAGGGTAATGCTCACTCACGCTTAGTCTCATTCCAATTCTCCACAGCCCAAGGAGCTATACTGGAACTCAGTGCTGGTGTTATCCGCATCTGGGAACCTACAGCACCCGGCACATGGACACTTGGATTGGTACTAAGTGCCCCTAACACGCCACTCGAATTGGTCACTCCCTACACTGACGCTGATCTATTTAACCTCGACTGTGGCACTCAGAGCGCAGACACTCTGTGGATATTCCACCCTAACTACCCTCCAGCCTGTGTAGAACGCCACGGCCCTACAGTGTGGACTTATGGCACTGTGCCTCCCGGCGTGCAGATTGGCGTGAATAGCCCAGCCTACCGGGGAACATCAGAGACAATCACAACAGGATTCTCAGGCTTAGGTGTACCGATCCTCCAGCTCACTCAAGCCTTCCCCTTGGTGATGATTACCGATAAGCCATTCGCCAATGGTGATCGTGTCTACATCAACCAATGTGCAGGGATGGTTGAGATCAACGAGGGTGAGTTCTATGTTACCCCTGTGCTACAGAGTAGTGACCAAGCCACCTTTGGAGCTTCAATCAATGGAGGCTCCAGCACGGTGTCTGGGACGATACTAGACGTGGGTAGCGTGACGGGAACTATCCTTGTAGGTATGCAGGTGAGTGGCGCTAACGTGTCGCCTAACACTATCATTACAGCCTACCTCTCAGGCACAGGAGGAACAGGAACCTATCAGGTCAATATCCCTCAGCTAGTGGTCAGTGGCACCAGCATGACAGGTCAAGGGGGCTTCGCCTACAACCTAATCCCCGCTGAGTTTGGTTCTATCTTCCAAGGCTCAATCTCAGGCGTTACCTTGATAGTAACCTCAGTGACCGCAGGCTATATCTATGGGGATCAGGGGCTATACTTCCCGGGTGTGGCAGCAGGCACAATTATCACAGGTCAAGTAAGTGGCACCCCCGGTGGAGTTGGAGTCTACACCCTCAACAATTCAAACTCATTCTCAGGTCAAATCTCAACTATCCCAGTAGTCTCCACTGCCTACCTTCCCTATGCTGGTGGAGGCTTCGCGGTGAAGGTCATCCCAGTATTCGCGACCGCGGGTGACTACCCCGCCTGCGGAACATTCTATCAAGGTCGACTCTGTACAGGTGGTAGTAACAACAATCCCCTCCAGTTCAACGGCAGTGTAATTGAGGACTTCCCTGACTTCATAGCTGATCCCACTGAGGATGATTACGCTATTCAGTTCACCCTTCTGAGCACGCAGATTGACCAGATCATCAGTATGGTAGGGAGTCCTAACAACTTGCTCCTTGGTACAGCTAGTGGAGTGTGGTCGGTAGCGGGTAGCACAGGCTCCTCAATTAGCCCAACTAACGTCAATGCTCAGAAGCAATCTACTCAGGGGGTATCACAACTCCAGCCGCAGCTTGTAGGAGATGCAGCAATCTTTGTGTCCCGCTCTACTAAGCAGGTCATGTTCCTTGTGTTTGACTTCGTGAGCAACCAATGGGCTAACTATGACCTCACTCGGCTCAACCGCCAAATCATGCTTGGGAATAGCGAGTCTTGTAGTGGAGTTGTGCAGACTGCATTCCAAGTGGAACCCTATCCGATATTCTGGGCTGTGCGTGCTGATGGGCAGCTTATCGGTCTAGTATTCAACCGTCAGGATCAGGTATTCGCATGGTTCCGCATCAACATGCAAACGGTCAATGGCGGAGACATCGAGTCAGTAGCGGTCATCAGCGGGCAGAGTGAAGAGGATATGGTAGTGATTGTGGTAAACCGATTGGTCAGCGGGGCCACTGTACGCTACGTTGAATACTTCTATCCTCAGCAACTCTATAATCAGCTCTCTAACGCATTCTTTGTACATGCTGGCTTGACACTTGACCTTGGCCCTGCTGTAGCTATCACAGGCATTACCAACGCTAATCCACCCACTGTGACTGCACCAGGGCAGACATTTGCCAATGGTAGCTTTGTGCAGATCACTGACGTACTGGGCATGACCCAGATCAATCAGGACAAGACGGAAGCCTACACCGTCATCAACAGCGATACCGTGGCGGGCACCTTCCAACTACAGGGTATGGACACAACTGGGTTTGGCACATACACGGGTGGTGGTGAGGCTCTGCCTGTGACTAATGAAGTAACGGGGATGAGCTACCTGCTGGGCAACACCGTGACGGCGGTGGGGGATGCTATGCTCATTCTACCCCCCACGGTGGTGACTAGTGATAGTATCACCTTTGACTATTACTGTGCCAAGATCACAATAGGTATCCCCTACACTGTGACCATCCAGCCTACCAACCCTGTGCTGAGCAGCCAAGCTAGCACTACTCGTGGCCAGAAGCAGAAACTCAGTAGAGTGACTATCTCCCTCTATCAGTCGATAGGTGGTCAATATGGCACCAGCCTAGATCACATGTATGACATCACCTACGGCCCAGAAAGTGAGGGCCACTAATGGCTATTGCTCACGTAGGTGGGATTACATATCACGCTCCTGAAGGTGGGCCTGGAACTCCTATTACCTTTACTTACCCCGGTGTGGGTGCTGGTAACTGCCTGATTATGTCAGTAGGAATGCGTAGGAACGTGACTGACGCTCATGGACTTCCTTACATTACTGACAGTAACGGAAACATCTGGCTAGCCCCAATTACTACTCCATCACAAGTGGACAATGTAAGTGGTGAGACATTCTGTGATTTCCAACTCCTTACCTTTGTAGCTCCTAATGTAGCTGCTGGAGATACCGAGTTCACTATCCACGAGTCTGAGCACTTCGGGTTATGGATGATAGCGGTGGATGAGTATAGTGGAATTACTGGTACTTACCCAATAGATCAAGTATCATTTGCATCCACAGCCTATGAATCAGGATTAAGCTCAATTGGTAGTGGCTCGATCACTGCTGCGTCAGGTGAGCTGGTCTACACGGCGGTATTCGCGGTAGCTGATCCCACTACGCTAGGCGTGACAGCAGGATTCACGCAACGTCAACTAGATGGATTCACCTACGATGGAGTTTACTCAGGAACACTGGGTACTTACGATCAATTATCGAGTGGTGGATCATTTAGCAACACTGCGACATCCTCCGCAGTGCCGCTTACGTTACACACTAACATTATTGGACTAGCTTCTGCCAATCCTACACGTCCCCTTGTGCAGCTAGCAGCCTATGCACTATCCTCCATTCAAGGACCAGAGACTAGTGTTGCTTTCCCATATCCTAACACGTCTGGGAATCTACTCGTGCTGGCTGGGGTATTGTATCAGCGTACTAACGCTGTCGTGACCGATAGCCAAGGCAACACTTGGATAGTGGTCTACAATGCTGCTACGGGTGATAACACTTTCCTTGTGATGGCTTATGCGTTGAGCTGCAAGGCTGGGGCCAACACGGTGACGCTCAACACCCTTGGTGGTGGAGACGATGATCTTATCCAGTTCTGTGTGGCCGAATACACGTTCAATGGGTCATTCACAGCATCGAGTCGCGGTGGGCCAGTTAACCCTGGTGAGACGGTTGATACGGGATATGTAGCAGTTGGTACTCTGCCGTCGCTCGTAATCTCGATGTTCACCTCTACTGCGCTTGACCCTGAGGGTGCAACCAGCCCTCCGCTTCTCAGCCAACTGGAGACTCTACGCTATCAGTTCAGCGACCCTGGGTTCCTACAGGAGACTCCACATACAGTAGCGTTAGCTGATGTAACCCCTAACTCTATAGGTAGCTATCACAACGTCTTTGATAGCACTCCTATCACGGCCAACCTAGAGGGAGCAATACTAGGCTTCACCCAGACTCCTGCACCTCCAGCGCCTACCCCGATGCGTTGCTATAACGTACCGCTATCTGGGACGCTGAACACGCTAGAGGTCACTCGTGATATGGATGCTAACTGGACTGACAAATCAACCTTTATCATCACTCAGTCCGCTCCATTCCCCTTTACCCTACGTGGGATAGTGTTGAGGATGGAGTATAACCAAGACTAATGACCTACCAAGTAGTAAGGCTCAACTCGGATCATCTTGATAAGCTGCTTCCACAAGTGCAGCTTAATGTTGAGCGTGAGGATATAGAGAAGGCATACTTCTCCGAGGGAAGCATAGCTTATTGCTTACTAGCTGATGGTGAACCTGTATTTGCTGGTGGAGTGGTTAACGGTCAGTGGAATCGTGGTGAGATATGGATGCTTCCAACCCCATTCTTTCGTAGCCATGTACGGGACTGTTATCGAAGGATTAAGGACATTATACCCTTGTTGGCTATTGAGGGTGGATTCAAGCGTGTGCAAGCTACATGTTCTGTTATGATCTCTACACGACTATTTGAGCACTTAGGCTTTGAGTATGAAGGCACAATGAAGTGTTGGGGCAAGAACGGTGAGACTTGTCATATGTACGCGAGGTTCTTCTAAATGAGTCAAGACCAAGCTATGTCTGGTGGTGCCTTTGGGATTGGCATAGCTTCGTCAATCCTCACAGCGGGCGGTGATATTGCTTCTGGTAAACAGGCTGAGAAGGCTTATGACTACAATGCTGATGTCACGCTCCAGAACACTCGCAATGAGATCGTAGCGAGTGAGCAGCGGTATTCATCGCTGGTGGGTAGGCAGGCTACAGCTTATGCCGCTGCTGGAGTAGACATCACACGAGGCTCACCGCTCCTTATGATGGCAGCTACAGCAGGTAGGGGTGGTAGACAGGCTGCGGAGCTTTATCAGGCTGGTACAGAGGAAGCTGCGCTTGATCGCTACTACGGTAAGCTAGCTGCATGGAAAGGTAGACTAGCTGGGATTGGGGCGTTCCTCAAGGGCATTAGTGGGGCTGCTTCACAGTTTGCAAAGTCGCGGGCGTCTGGGCAGGATACAGGTGATTATGCTACAGATAGTGGTAGTCCAGAGGCTATAGGAGAGCCAGCATAGTGCCACAAATCCCTGGATTGCCGACTGTCGAACCAGTAGCCGAACCAAAGGCTAAGCCTGGGCTGTTTGCTAGCTCAGGTGAAGCTGTTGCTGATCTTGGGCAGGAGAGTGAGCAGCTAGCTGCACATGCGGCTGATGTTGAGTATGGTATTGCTCAGGCCAATCGACAGCTCAAGGCTAAGCAAGCTGAGATAGCCTTTGGTAGAGCCAAGCTACAGGTCTATGATGCGTTACGCAAGTCTACCACTGCTGAGCAGGCTCAGCAGGTATATGAGAACTCAAGGAAGCAGCTTGATAGCACTCTAGCCCCTTATGAGACTGACCGCCAGCTAGCTCGTGAGCTAGGCATATATCGCCAACAGGAAGATGTTGAGATACAGCATACGCTCAATGCTCGTAAGGCTACGATTATCACTGAGTCTGATCGTGCGGCTAACGCTACCATAGCTGAAGATAAGCTCAACAAGGCTATCACTACTAAGGTGGGCGGTGGTGATCCCACCACTGATCGTGAGCAGATGAGATTACAGATTCAATCCTCCGTAGCTCATGGCACAATGACTCCTGCTGAAGCTGATGAGTTTATGCAGGTATGGGATAAGAAGTATGAGAAGGGGGTTATTCTAGCTAAGATTAACAGTGGTGATCCAGCTACGAGGCAGTATGCCATCAAGCAACTTAGTGCAGGTGGAGATGAGCTAGAGCACTCAAAGCTCAGTGCTGAAGAGATAGACCAGCTACGCACTCATGCAGTTGATACTGACCATTCGCTTACTGAGAAGGAAGAGGCTGGGAATCTTAATAACGCTCTCAATATCAAAGCTGAAGCATTTAGCTCTCCTGAGTTCAAGCATCCTGATGGGACTCCTGATTATGAGGCTAGAGAGAGTGCGTTACAAGATAGTGACTGGCTCAAGTCTCATGGCATTGTCACTCCCGATGGTAAGCCAAACTATGTAATGGCTGAGAAGATGCAGGAGGATGATGCTAGGCAGTGGAACATGCACCAGAAGGTGCAGCGGGATAAGGATGAGGAGGTGCTTGAGAAGTATTCACCACGTATCTATGATCCTAAGCATCCTATGACCATTGCTGAGATTGAGAACCTACCACAGACTGAGCACGCTAGCTCACGAGCAGTCAATCAACTCAAGACTGCTCTATTTCAAGAGCAACGTAATGCGCGTGTGTTGCGTAACGAGGAGCGGAGCCTCAGCTTACAGGAGCGCCAGGAGAAGCGTAGGGAGCTTGAGGATAGGAGCACACTTACCTCACTTAACCTTGCTGATAGGATGTCTAAGGGGGATGTGCTGGACTATAACAATGACATCCTTACTCCAATCTCCAAAGGTCAGATGACTGAAGCTGATGGAGCTAAGGTATGGAGGATGTATAAGGATAGCGATCAATTCCCTCAGATTGGTCAAGGGATCGGCATCATTGGTGAAGTGTATAAGGCGCTACCTAATAATCCTGACAATAACCGCAAGTACGATGATGCCATAAGCTCCTTCCGCAAGGCGGTTCAGGAGAAGAATCTACATGGTGGTGACATCCTCAAGGAAGCTCAGAGCATAGCTGAGCAGACTGGGAAAGCTGAGACTACTAATATCTTGCAGAACTTCTTTAAGTGGGGGTGGGCTGGTGGGAGTGCTCCAGGTGCATCGACCACTCAAGCTGCCCCAGCCAAGACCTCTCAAGGTCGTGCGGTTATGAAAGATGGCAAGGTTATTGGCTACACGACTGATGGCAAAACGATGACGCCGGTGGAGGCTCCAGCGCAATAATGCCACAGCAGGCTACAGTCCCGATTCCCGCTGACGCTAGCGTTTCTGGGGGCGTCCCGATCCCGTCTGGGGCCGAGATAGCGCCCGATGCCGGATCGTCGCTCAGCGCCCCCACAGCGCCCCAGCAGAGCACGTTTGGCGAGCTGATCGACATGGGGCGATTAGGGACTGCGCTAACCTTTGGCCGGATGCTGGGCCTTGACCGCAACGCAGGGCACTTGGCCTACCAGCACCAAGACGAGATTGAGCAACAGTTACGCTCTGTAGCTAGTGACTTTGACCAACGCATCACTAAGGCAGCTACAGTCAAGGATGATCCTCTCTACATGTTCATGAAGAAGCGCGGGCCAGAACCTTTTGAATCTCATGACATGCTAGAGAATTTCATCCATGATGTGAGTGAGTTCATAGGTGATCCTGTACAGTATGGGCCTGCACTGATTGGCGGTCTATTCGGTGGAAGTGCTGGGGCTAGAGTAGGTACAACAGCAAGCTTCACTATTGACGCTGGGCTACGTAAGGCTCTAGCAGATCACTATACCAAAGGTACAGCTAAGACTCCTGGTGAGATAACCTCTCGTGTAGCTGCAGCTATCTGGGAAGCCAGCAAAGGTGCAGCTATGGGTGAGGCTATGCACTATGCTGAGATGATCCCAGGAGGTAAACAACTCCTCCTCCGTGGACTTTATCAGTCTAGTGCTATGACTGTAGCGGGTGACATCCTCAATCTGCGTATGCCCAGCTACGATGAGTTCCAACGTAATGCGGTCACCGTTACTGGACTGAACCTCATCACCCATGCAGCTACGTCAGTCATCCCAGACGCTAAGCAAGGACTCATAGATGTCTACGCCAAGGATGGCACTACGCCAGATCAGTCGGCGGTAAAGCTCCAAGCCCAACCTCCAGTTAAGCCTGAACAGCCTGAGGGGTTACAACCCGCTATCAGGCTCACCGCCAAGGATGGTAGCACTCAAGTTATTGTAGGTCAGAATGAGACTCACTCTGAGCTTGCTGAGAGGGTGACTGGGGAGCGACCTGTCACCATTGAGGAGCTTGAAGCTAACCCTAAGCTAGCTGATAAGGTACTCAACCAACCTGAGATTCACGAGCAGTCAGTGATTGACAAAGCATTCCAACTCAAGGAAGACATCGACCCTGGTGAGGAACGCTATGCTAATGCTAACCTAAAGTCAAGTAGAGGGTTTGCTGCACTAGATGGCAAGTATCTCAACCGCTCTCAAGCTAAGAACTGGGTCAAATCCAACGAGCCAGAAGTTCATCAGATGTGGCTTGACTCCCAAGGTGGAGATGAGAAGGCTGAGTTTCATAGTCAAGACTACATGGAGGCTAGAAAGCGGGTTGCTGATAGGACTACGTTGGAGGGTGATCCTAAGCTGACTGGAACTCCTGCTGAACTCAATGAGTTCCTAGCTAAGAATCGTGAATCACTAAATAAGATCAAGGCTGGCAACGAGAGCGATGGCTATGGTAAATCAGTTATCCGCACTACCTTCACTGGCCCCCGCAACATGGTACGTGCTCAAGCTGAGCAAGTGGCTGGCAAGATAGCTAAGCTAGTCCCAGACTACATAGATCAGGAAGCTCTTAGCTTCATGCGAGACTACCGTGACGATCCTGATGAGCTACGTGCTGAGATTGAGAATGTACGTAATGGTGACAATGAGAAGCTAAAGCAATCTATCCCTTCAATGGAACGTGCTCTAGCTCCTACTCCAGCTATGCTTGAAGCTGATAAGCAACTTACAGACTACTTCACACAAGCTAACCAGTTACGGACGCAGTTTGTAGGAACTACCAGCGCGATTGATCCATCACGCTATAGCCCTCGTCTGTTTGCTCAGGTAGCTGAGGAAGAAGAAGCTCAGGGTGGTGTAGGCCGTAGTAAGTTCTCTAAGCGTTCCCCCCACGACATCCGGCGTGAATACCTCCGCATCCTAGACCCACTAAAGTCTGGTGAAGTAGAAGCTCGTACCTTCAACGCTGTTGATGAACTACGAGTCTATGGTGATCGTCTAGCTACCTCAGTAGCTCGCTCAACGCTTGAAATGGAACTCAAGAACTCTGAGCTTGGGAAGCATGGAATACCGGGGCAGATACCGTTTGGGCTGCTGCAAGTGCTGCCCGATCCTCGCATCCTCTCTCAGTCTGAGCTAGAGGCTCTTGGCGCTATCCCCAAGAACTGGGTAGCCCTCCCCGGCACAGAGAAGACCATCGTAACTCCTGAAGGAAAGCAGATTCGCACTGGCCTACAAGTTCCTCCTAAGGTAGCTGAGGCTATGAAGCCCATCCTTGAGAATGATGTACTCTCAGGGGCTAAGTATTGGAAGGCTGCTAAGCTGACACAGGCATACATCAAGTCTATCGAGCTTGGCCTAAGTCCCTTCCACATGAGAGCCTTGACACTCTCATTTATGAATAATGCTGGGATTGATGCTTACCAGAACGCACTAGCATCTGATAACCGCTCACCTGAATTTGAAGCGCAGGAACGTAAGGGAGCACTCTACGGGCTAACTACCACCAAGACTAGCACGCCCTATGAAGCCTATCAAGGTCTGAAGCCATCAAGCATTGAATCACGTAACACTTTGCTCGCTAAGGCCAAGACTGCCTACGAGCCTATTGACGCCATCTTCAAGGGTATGACCAAAGCTACGTTTGAAGTAGCTCAGCGTAAGTTTAAGGTTATTGACTTCTCCACTAAGGAAGCACAATGGCTAGCTAAGAACCCCAACGCTACGGATGCCCAGTATGGCACCGCCATGCGCTCCATCGCTAAGGAAGTCAACGCAGTCTACGGTGGACTCAACTGGGAAGTAATGGGAGTGAGTTCTAACTTTCAAGCTATCGGGCGTATGTTCCTACTTGCTCCTGATTGGACATTCAGCAACGTAGCTAACTTGAAATACGCTGGTGAGGGTGGCCCTGGTGGTAAGGCTGCTAGAGCGTTCTGGATCAAATCATTTGCCACAGCCTATGTGATGACGCAGGGGATGAGCTTACTACTCACAGGCCAGCCATCCAAGCAACCCTTCAATGTCTATCTAGGCAAGGATGACAAGGGCAAAGAAATGTACTCCAGCATCTTCCTAGCAGGCGCTCCCAAGGATGCTGTTGGGCTAGTTACCAAGGTAATGAAGGATGGCTTCCCGACAGGCGCTATCGAGTTCTCAATCAACAAAGCCTCACCACTATTCGGCACCGGCTCCCGTATGCTTCTCAACAAAGATTGGCAGGGTAAGCCAATTATGAAACAGAGTGATAGCTTTGGTGAGAAGACTGGGAAGGAACTAGGATTTGGTGCTGAGCAGCTATTCCCAGCTCCCTTTGTAGTCAAGGATATGACTGAGCGGTTTATGAATCCTGATGAGAGCCTAAGCTACAAGGACTTCATAGCCGGGCTGGTAGGAGCACCTGTGTATCACGAAGGAGCTAAGCAGCCTAAAGGTCGTGGTGGATTCACCCTAAAGGGAACTAGCAGGGGTAGGTTCAAAGTGAAGGGAGCGCAATAGATGAAGATTACTATCGAGACAGTCCCATTCAAGAAGCAACGCAAGTTTAACGGCAAACCTATCCTTGGTGATTGGTTCTTCAAAGGTGAGGAGCTTATCATCCATATGGTTGACCTTGGAGACTGGCGTTATAATCTACTCTATGCTCGTCATGAGATGGATGAGGCTTTTCTGTGTAAGCACAACGGTATCTCTACCAAGTGTGTAGATGACTGGTGTAATGAGCCAGAGGGTAATCCTGATAGCCTCAGCGGTTATGGTGAAGCTCCCTATCAGGCTCAGCACAACGATGCACTTGTCGCTGAGTGGATTATGGCTAGATTGCTTGATGTGCGTTGGGATGAGTATGGCAAGGCTGTACAGCGATTCATTGACGCTGGGGGGACGTTCTAGGTGGACTTCACCGCCAGTTCGGTATGTGTGGTAGACAACGGCATCTTTGCCGAGATAGCGAGGTCATTGTCACGCTCATTTGGTAAGGTCTACTACACCTCCCCTTGGGTAGCAGATTTCCCCACGAGCTACAAAACTGAGCTAGGTGAGGGGTTCCCTGACTTTGAGCGGGTGGATGACATTTGGGACATTGTGGATGGTGTAGACTTGTTCGTGTTTACTGACCTACATCAAGGGCCGTTGCAGGAATACCTCGTTAGCCAAGGCAAGCGCGTGTGGGGATCACGCAACGCTGACGAGCTAGAGTGCTGCCGCACTGAGGCTAAGGAGCACTTTGCTGGGCTTGACATTCCACAAGCACCTTACGTGGTAGTCACAGGCATGAGTGAGCTACGTAAGTATATCAAGTCTCGTGGCAACGCTAAGCTATGGATCAAGATTAACCGCACACGTGGGGATACTGAGACATTCCCAGTTGAGGGCTACGACCTAGCCAAAAACAGACTTGACTTCATGGAAGCTGAGTTTGGGCCTATAGCTGAGCGTAGAGAGTTTGTGGTGGAGGATAATCTACCTGATACTCTTGATATAGCTATAGATACTTATAGTGTAGATGGTCAGTATCCCCAGATAGCTATGCTGGGTGTAGAGCAAAAGGATATGGGCTATGTGTGCTGTGTGAAGGATTGGATGCAGATGCCACCAGCCCTGGTTGACATCTACCAGAAGTTATCTCCCACGCTAGCTCAGTATCAGTTCCGCAACTTGTTCGCGTTGGAGTCTCGCGTAGGTAAGGGTGGCATTTGGCTAGCTGATCCTTGTTGCCGATTTGGTTCACCTGTATCTGAGCTGGAGCTAGACTTGATTAGTAACCTTCCTGAGATTATGTGGGAAGGGGCGGCTGGACATCTAGTGGAACCACAATACAAAGCTAAGTATGGCTGTGAAGTCCTCATCAAGTCTCAATGGTCGCCAGAGAAGCCTATGCTGATTGAGTTCCCAGAGGAGTATAGGGATCAGATTAAGCTCCGCTATGCAGCTCAGTTCGGCAAGGAAACCTGGATACTCCCACAGAACTCAGGTGAGGAGGCAGGAGCTATTGTGGCCTACGGTAATAGCCTTGACTCGTGCATGGAGGAAGTTGAGGAGATTGGTAAACAGATTAAAGGAACTCAGCTAACAGTTACTACAGGCAGTATGAATGACCTCAAGGGGAATCTCAAGGAACTGGCATCATGGGGTATTGATTTCGTATAGGAGCAACAAACATGAAACGCTACTTGCTTATTGCTTTGCTCGCTTTGGCTGCTATCCCTGCATGGGCAGCTAGCGGGATAATCACAACCAACGGCTCTGACTGCTCGGTATCTACACGGTGCCTGGTAGTCAATCTTCCACAGGACAAGGGCGGGGCTGGGTTATCACTCTCAGGTACATGGACTGGAACTATCCAGTTTGAAGTCACGGTGGATGGTGGGGCTACATGGGCTTCTGCCAGCGTTACTCCAGTTGGATCATCTACTACCGTTACTTCCACAACCGCTAATGGTACCTGGCAGATTAACGCATCGGGCTTCACTGGCATCCGTATGCGAGCTTCGGCTACGGTGACTGGGGCAGCTACAGCTACTATTACGCCATCGGCAGCTTCCGCTAAAAGTAATGGTGGGGGTGGGAGTGGAGGTACGCCTGGGGGCTCCAACACCCAAGTCCAGTATAACAACTCAGGTGCCTTTGGGGGGATTAGTGGGGCTACCTCCAACGGCACCACACTTTCCGTTACTACTCAAGCAGCCAACGATAACTCAACCAAGGCCGCAAGCACGGCCTATGCTGACAGGGCAGTGGCTAATGGCCCTGCCACCATAGCCTGTTCTTCGGTTACGAGCGCATCCCCGGTATCGGGCACCTGTTCCACCACTCTCACGGCTTCGCAGGTCAACGGAGCTACATCGCCAGTGACGCTGATCGCGGCGCAGGGAGCCAATACCTTCATTGACCCGATTGACATAGTGATTGAGTACAAACATGGGAGTGCGGCGTTTGCTGGTTCAATCTCGGCTGGATTCTACCTTGGATACAACGATGGAGTTGATCTTTCTTGGATAGCGTGGCCTTCCGCCGGTTTTTTAGATCAAGCAACTTCTCAAGCAGTAGCGGCCAGTAATTTCTCCATTGGGGGTGGGGGTGTTACCACTAGTCAAGAGCCGTATCCCTTGACCGATCTAGCTAACCAGCCCCTAATACTCGTTAACCAAGCCTTAGCCACCACCAGCGGTACGGGCAGTACAGTAACGTTCTTCATCACCTATCGCATCATCACCTTCAACTAAGGAGAAAGCATGGAATCGCTCATCGGGCAAGTAACGGATGCCATTACAGCAACTGGCAACGATCTCAATAACGCCTACACAGCTCTGAGCAACGGGGATTCGTCGGCTGCTTTGTCAGCAATCAACCAAGCCATTGCCGACATCACGCCGCTGTTGTCGGAGAGCGCCAACCCGCCGCACGACACAAAGCACTAGGAGGAACGATGAAAAGGGCATTGTTAGTATTACTGTTGCTAGGCTGTACTGGAACGCTGTGGGCAACCGTGCCTGACGTGCCCTACTTCGTCTCCTTTTCGTGCAGTGGGAGCTATGGGCCGTATCCGTTCACCTTTCCTGTAAGTGATGCTGGCTCTATCTCAGTGTACATTGATGGAGCACTTGTTACTCCTACAGGCAACTGGGCTGCTATTCCAGTGAACAACAACTTCAACAATGGTGGAAGTATTACCCTCACTGTTGGGTATGGCCCCTGCAACAGCCTCAGCACGCTAGAGATTCTGAGAGCTACTCCCAAGACTCAGACTATTCAGTATTATGACAACATGCCTACACCCTTCACCACCTTTGGGAGGAGTCTCGATAAGCTCACTGAGATCACCCAAGAAGTGTGGGGGGAGACGGTGCACTCTCTGCAAATGCAGGTGGGTGGAGTAAACTTTCTAGCCCCCGCCAGTGGTGGAATAATCAACTGGAACTTTGTAGGGGCTACTGTTACAGGATCACAGACTGGTATACCTCCTAATACTGTAACTAACTATCTCGTGACTGTTACAGGTGGTGGAGGTGGATCAGGAGTTAGCTCAGTTAGTGGTGATGGAGTGTTGTTCGACAACTCAGGTTCAACTGGGGCGGTGACGCTGCATCAGAAGACCTTTACTGCTGATAATATCTATGGGAACTTTACGGGGAGTACAGCTACTCCTAGCACTCAGGCCATTCCAAGCTGCGCTGCTGATGGAGCACACTCACTCACATACGCTTCCCACACCCTAGGTTGCACAGCTATTATCTTTGGTGCGGGGAGCTTTAGCAGTCTTACCTCTGGCACCAACACTACAGCGGCTATGCTGGTTGGCACCGGCTCATCACTCGCGGCTACCGGTACTGGAGTGGTTAATGCTAATCAGATAGCAGGGCACTCAGTCACGGCTATCTCCGGAAACACAAGCACAGTAGCTACCACAACGGGCACCCTTACTAGCTCTCACGTAGCCAAGTTTGACGCTAGTGGTAATATCATTGATGGCGGTACAGCAGGTGCAGGCACAGTTACTTCGGTTAGCTCTGGCAGTCTGTCACCACTATTCAACGTCACCGTGACCAATCCAACCTCCACACCAGGACTCAGCTTCTCAGCGTCGAACTTTGTAGCCGATGCTATCTATGGGAACTTCACAGGGTCATCAGCTCCAGCAAGCACCCAAGCTATCCCGGCTTGTGCCAATGATGGTGTGCACGCTATTAGCTATCCATCGCATACTCTTACCTGTTCTACGCTCAACGTAACTGGTGGTGGGGTTAATTTACAAACCGCCAACTACACCCTACAGGCATCTGATGTAGGTAAGCTAGTGGTGATGAATTGCGGATCGTCCTGCACTGTGACAATGTATGGCACTCCATCGTCCACCTATAAAGCCTGCATTGAGTCCATAGGGTCTAGCACCTCCACGGTTAGCTTGAATAGCCTGAACTACAATGGAGCCTCTAGCGTACCAGTGCTTATTAAGTATAATCAGTGGTGCTTCTATAGTGATGGTTCAAACTACTTTGGTAGTCCGCCACCAGCGGCAGGCACGAGTACCACGCTCACGGCAGCTACAAATAGCCTCACCATTGGCACATCTACCGCTGCATCTAAGCGTTCCTGTGAGGTCGTATGGGCTGGTACTGGATCGGCTGGAGCGTTGCAGTCTGGTGATGATGCTGCTGCGGATCAATCGTGCCTCAATGATATTGGAGTAACTGAGACTATCATTAGCGTTAAGTGTAGGTCAGATGCCAGCAGTAGCCCACCTACGGTTAACCCCAGCTTTGGCGCTACAGGCACAGGGACTAACATTTGCTCAGGTGCTCTGACTTGCGGGACGAGTGGAGCCTATAGCTCAACCTGCACAGTGTCTAATGCTAGTCTCACAGCAGGTAGCAATATCAATCCTGTCATGGCCTCCCCCAACGGCACCTCAATCCATATGGTGGTGACATACACATTGCCATGAAGACACTACTTACTATCATCGCACTTAGCGTAGGCATGTCAGCCCAGATCACTAAGGTACAGACTACTCCATCGTGTACCTTTAATGGTGCTCCACCTTGGGTGTGTACGTGGACAGGAACGCCAGTTGTTGGACATCTTCTCCACATAACTGCTGATATGAACTCTGCTAACTGTACAACATTGACTCCAACGTGTCAGGATAATAACTCTAATGCCTACACGATGATTCAGTGTGCAGATAACTCAGGTCAGACAATTGTTGACTTCTATCTAGCCGCCCCATCGGGGAGCACATCTGTATCTTGCACATCGTCGGGTGGGGCACAGCAGGCAACGATACTTGGCGAAGAGTGGGCTGACCTGGCTACATCTATGCCAGTGGATCAGACCGCTTTCCTAGCGTTCTTTCCATGTATTCCACCAGCTACGCTGCCATCAATCACCACCACCAATGCTGATGACTTGGTGATTGGCTCAGCCACTTCTCGTGGCGGTAATCATGGTGCATGGACTGCTGGCTCTGGGTATACGCTAATTGGTACTCTCACTGATCCTACAAACAACTTCAGTGTAGGTTCAGAGTATCAGATTGTTACCATGACTAGCACATACATACCAACTATGGGATGCCCTGGTGGGAGCAGCTTAGGAAATACCTTTGCCCTGGAGAAAGCGACCAACACTGTGCGCCGTAACACTTATGTCATCAACTCTCAATGAAGGAGGAGTAGGCATGGCCCCGAACGTAGAGGATGGCCCCTAATGAACGGCGGATACGGAGCGAGATCATCTCCCGATCACGCCATTCGGGAACTGGAACGCAGACTTGCGCTACTCGACGGCAATGGAATCGACCCGTCAGGAGGGCGCGTGGGCAGAGTGGAGTCTAACCTGCGATGGCTGATCCGCTTGGGTATTGGCACATTCGTTGCAGCCATAGTGGATTTGGCATTACAACTGGCTAAGACAGGGAAATGACTGACAGTGAAAAGCAGTCCGTTGCCATTGAAGTTCAGCGTGTGGAGATCACGCACTTGCGCGAACTTATGAACCGTAGCGAGGCGGCATTGGCTTTACAGGCAAAGGAGTACGAGCGTCGGCTTAGTTCCCTAAACCACGAAGCGGAGCAACTGAAAGCGATGCAAGCCACCTACATGCCGAGAGAGGTTGCCGATAGCAGCTTTAACGAGCTGCGGGCACGCATGACCAGCGTAGAGCGCAACATGTGGAAGGCCATAGGCGGACTGATCGCGGCGTGGGCACTGTTTAGATATTTAGTGAAGTAAAGGAGTAACAATGACCCCAACATGCTATCCATCACTTGAACTCTCTAGTGCATGGACTACACAAGCTGACTCACCTGGGCCTCATGGGACGTGTCCACTGGCTATAGGCACAGCAACAACACCACTCAAGGTTATATTCACTCCAGCTAAGCGTGACAAGGGCAAACCTTGGGATAACGTCTATATCCTCCACCGTAACGCCTACACGGATGCCATGCTGTTTGCCTACGTGACCAGCATCACATTTCCCACTGCCGCCGACATTGCCAACTGTAACGCCTACGAGCAAGACTTCCAGATTAACGATGGTAAGTCCATCTTCAACTGGGGATGGCAGTTCCTTATTGGTACTGGGCTACGCATCTGGGATAGAGCCAACGCTCGTTGGACGCCGACGCCGGTGATGCAGTTTAAGCCATTTACCGCTGGACAACCACTGCGTATCGCCTTCATGTTCTCCCGCACATTGTCGCAGGTATCCTACCTTGGTGCTGCACTTGATGGAGTATACGCCCCCATCAACATCTCATTCCCAGCGGTGAATGAGGCACAGCATCCTTACATCAACAACGCAGTTCAACTTGACTCCAAAGGTCAGGGGGCGCCTATCGCTCTGTGGCTTAACGAGTGTAACGTAGTTGGATTCTAGGAGGAACCATGACACACCTGTTATGTATCTTCGTCACCCTCATCATAGGGATAGTCGTTCTGGCCCTACTGTGGTGGGTGCTCAATATGGCGCTGGGATTGTTACCAGCTCCAGTTAACCCAAAGGTTGTACTAGCAGTGAAGGTGATCTGTGCCCTCGTGCTAGTCATCTTCATTATCTACTGGCTTCTGAGTGGTATGCCATGTATGTTCCCATTTAGAGGGTAGATGGTGGAAACAACGCGCCACAGAGTCAAGGCCACTGGCAGTGGAGCTTCATGGAAGGTTAAGTGTGAGGACTGCCCATTTGAAGCTGACGCTATGAGCAGACGGGATGCTGCTAGGGTCGTAGCAGCCCATCTACGTGTGGGTAGTACATAATGCTCTTGAGATTGAGGAGGATAAGAAGGATGACATTTGACACAAGTAAGCTAGGGAGTTGGAAGACTACATTAGCAGGTGTTGTGAGCTTGATAGCGGGGTTCGTAGCGTTCAGCCCTGGGCTGTTTACCAAGTGGCCTTGGGTGACTGAGGCAGCTAAGTACCTAATGCTTGGGTCAACAGGTGCAGGGTTGATTACAGCTAAGGATTCGGGAGTCACCGGAGGAACGACACTGGCCAGCGGATCGGTGCCCGATGCCCAGCTTCACGCTGCCGCTGCAAACGAGGCTCCAGCCTCCGCAAAAGCCTCGTAGAGCGCGTCTGGCGATTCGGACGCCCTTGAGAGTCCACCGCGTTCGGGATCGTCGCTCTCAGGCGATCCTGGCGCGATTTTCAGCCCCATTGCTCAGCCATCGCCGCCGCAATCCCCGGCAGCGTCCTGCTACGCTCTTTCCAGCGATTCGGCCCAGGTGAAGCATGATGCACTCGCGGCACCCGGCCCGACACCACATTTGTAGGAACCAGCTTAGGTAGTCCCTTGAGCCACAGGCAGGTAGCTTTAGTCTCGCCATGACCAAACATCCACGGTTGAATGATCTGATCCGCGGGGCGGAAGTAAGTACCAATTTTCCCGATGGGGTTTTCCAGTGCAACCTTCTCAATAGTGCAATTCAAAAGCTGTTTGATGAAGTCTAGAGCTTCGGCTTGCTCCTTCTGCCGATCCTTCCACCAACGAGCACCGCTCACAGCTAGGTAGGTACAGGGTGGATGGGCGATCAGTAAGTCCCATACGCCCCCTAAGTGCTCAAGCACATCACCTTGAATGTGTGGCCCAGGGCGCTCGGTGGGGAGTAGATCGCAAGAGACTGCGTCGTGACCCCGCGCAATAAAGGCATTCCGCACTATCCCGCTGAACTCGCAAGCAATAAGAACTCTCATGCTCTATCCTCATCCCCATTCGGATCAGCATACCCGGCGATCTCCTCACCGCAGGCAGCGCACCAAGTACGCTCCTCACGCTCATCCCACACAATCCTCTCACCTGTCTCAATAATCACCCCACACTCAAAGCAGTCACCATCTCTACCAGCATTTCTCCAGTAAGCACACTCAGCAGACATTCCTTCACTACCGAATAACTGTGACATACCATCCTCCAATGTTAAAGTAAGCGCCCCCACTACAGGAGAGTGCAGCAAGGGCGCTCCAGTGCGGCGGCGCGTGTTTCGAGCCACGATCCAATGCTGCCATGTAAGTCCTTAGCGATTGCGGCCTCACGTCTCAAAGTCCGTACTTCGTGCAGCGCCAGAGCTGAAGTTGCGGGGAGGGAGAGAGCGGCTCGGCACCGTTCCCAGATTTCGCGGTTCAGTGGATCAGCAGCCAGAGCTATCTTTGCCTCTTCCAGCGCCTCTCGCATCCCCTCGGCTCTCGCCTCCGCTTCCGCTGCCTGCTGCTGAAATGTGGCTAGTTGGCGTTCGGCGGATTCAGCTCGTTCAATAAGAGCTTTGAACTCGGCGGCGGATTGCTCCAATACGATACCTAATACTCCCGTAGCGTCTTCGGCGGCATTCTCGACATTCGCCAAGGCACTCTTCGTAACAGTCGAGACAGCACTTGTATGACCTGCAAAAATTGAACATGGCTTCTCCTTTTTCATTTCTTCCTGCTCCTTTCAGCTTCCAACTGCTCTTTGCAGCGGGCGAGTTCAGCTTCGGCGGCTTCTAACTTTTGTGATGCCTCTTTCCACGTTCGAGCCACATTGAGAACATAACCGTAATCATCTATGTCAGATTTCTCTGCTTTGAGTTGTTCGTTTTCGCGCTGTAAAGAATTGTTTGCTAGCACCGAATTGGTCAGTTGATGCCTAACCGCAATGTACTTGTCGCAGTAATCTTGCTTCTCCTCCCGCAACTCCCGCAGGCTGGATTCGAGAGTCTTGGCGTAGTCATGAATAGCTTGCTCTAGCTCAACTTGTTTACCTTGGAGGTTCCTTGGCAGAAATTCCTGCGCTATAGCTTCCGCACTCGCCCTCTCGCGTGCAGGATGATCCTGACGGTCGGCTTCGGGGCAGCAAATGTCACAGCCGCAGTCATCGGGGTGATAGTTATTTGTCGGCCTCATGTCTCTGCTTCCTCTCCCCTGCTCCGCAGAGCGGTACGCAGCTTGGATGAATGGACGAAGGCCGCAACCGAAAGGAAGCGGCCTTTCGTGTTAGGGCGAGACAACGACCACGATGGCCTCGAACGACGCCACGATCTCGTCCACCTTCTGATTCAGCGCCGGACTGCCGATGTTGATCGACTTCCAGATGGACTCGGCATCGTTGGCTGCGGTCAGTACCTGTGCCGACGTGCCTGTGCCGCTTTGCCAGTTGGCCGTAGCGGTTTGCAGCGCATTGCAGCTGTTGGTAATGCGCGTCACATCAGCAGGCTTGAGGTTCGGGATCAAGTCCTTGCCAAGGTTACAAGCGATACCCTCCAGTGCAGCTACCTTAGCAGGGCTGAGCTTAGGTGGTTGTGGAGTACCTGTTGGAGTTTTCTTGGCGCAGCCCACACACAGTAACAGTGCCAAGCCAGTAATCCATACTTTATTCATGTTAGCTCCTTACGTAAGTGGACTAGAGGCCGCTAGTCTCGGTTGCCACAGTGTTGTGTCACATAGATTAGGCCCATACTTAATCTCCACCCCAATCTCAAGTCCACCTAGCTCTGGGCGCTTACGCGACATGGTATAGTTAAGTGCGGCACAGGTGTAGTCAATCATATCAAGTGGACACTCAAGTACGTGACTGTCGTGGATAATGAGCCTGAGCATTGGGCGAATGAACTGGTTGTCAGCCAGCAGCAGGAGGTCTTCAGTCTGTATCGCACTGGCATCACTCTGCGGAAGGAATGCTATGCACCGCTTAGCATCATTGCCCAAATCAAACCTTTGATACTTGCTATTCCACTTAGTAACAGCATAGAAGTAATGTCTATACTGATAATGATTATCAAGGAATGTCTGACGGTCGGCTAGCTCCCTAGTCTTCCTCATCCATGACTTGATCTCAGGGAACAACCCAAGGTACATTTCCTGTAGCTCAGTTGCAACCTTCTGTGTGGCGAACTCATCAGGGTACTCATCAAACATCCCATAGGGAGTGAGTCCATAGTTAGTACCATGAATCACCCTCTTACAAGCATCCCTGATCTGCTCCAACACAGGCCGGGAGGCATCTTCACGCTTAGCTTCCTTACAAGCTGCTATGAGTTCCTTGTCACCTAAGCCTATATCAATGCCCCTACCCCCCTCACGAGCTGCCCTGACATGGGACATGAAGATGTCGTGGATACCCGCCTTGCAAGCTCGGATGTAGCGGGGTGATTGAGCACAGTAGCCTACTAAGACTGCTTCGATGGCGGCTGAGTCGGCCTCGATGAGGACGTGTCCCGGCGATGCGATAAGAGTCCTCCTGAAGGCGGCTGCAAGCTCATTCCTCTTAGGGATGTTTTGTAGATTAGGCTCTCTGGAGGATTTACGCCAAGTACTCGGATGGAAGCCAAACTTAGAATGTACTCTTCCAGTGTCATCCAAGTCCCAGTCATATGTACTGATGAGCTTGTAACGTTTACGCGCATTCCATATATCAAGGAACACCTTTTTCTTCTTGCCAAACGCCCTCAGCGTCTTACTCTCTAACGCTTCTCTATCCTCTCCACGTTTCTTTGGGATAGTAAATCCATAGTGGCGTGCGAGGTCTTGGGCTTGGTCAGTGGAATTCCAATTAAAAGGCAGTAGCTTCCTATAGTGAGTGACAGTCCCAAGTCCATCGCAAAGGAGACAACGGCCAGTAGCTTTTCGTGTTCGCTTGCACTCGCATCGGACATCGATAGGTTCCCAATCTGCTCGCTCATCATCAGGTAGCTCCTTTAGAGTTCGTTCAGTTTTGAGTTCCTTGATTGGTAACAACTCACGAGGGATAGCAGCTTGGATACTAGTATCAAGCGTAGCTATCTCAGCTCTCAACCCATCCTGTAGTGTGCTACGAGCCTCTACATCCACCAGTACGCCAGCCTTGCTCATCTCCCCAAGGATCGCTCCAGCATCCACACAATGTCTCTCAAACCTTTCCCATCTACCCTGCTTAACTAGCCATGCCCTCATCTCATAGAAGCACCTGATAGTAGCATCATTATCAGTAGCATTATAGAAAGCAGGCTCAGCTTGGCTGAGGTGCTTCCAAGGTGGGAGGTCAGTGTAGAAGGGAGCTATGAACTCAAGGCTCTTGGGTAGGTCACTCTGGAGGAAGTGGAACATCCACATGGTGTCATAGACTCGGCCTACTATTGAGCATTCGGCGCGTTCAAGACGAGGACGATCAAACCCACCATTATGAAAGACCACGTTATGAGCTTTACGTAGTAACTTCCGTGTGAACGATATGTACGGCTCTGTCCACGGATAACTAGCAGCAGTGCCCCCACGAAAACTAAAGCCACACCTGATAATAGTATAAGAGGTCTTTTCAGGGTCATCAGCATCCTCCTCATTGATCTTATCTGTCTCAGGAGTCTCAATGTCTACTGCTAAGGGCAGGTCAGGTGTGTAGCCAAGGTCAGCCATCCACTGTTCCATCTCTGGGAGTGGGAGGTCTAGGCAGTAGTCTACTGGCTGTCTAGCAAATGTACCCTTGGCTATCTCCAATGCTTTACGAAAAGCAAAGAGCATGGTCGGGACATATTTTAAGTTGTCCTGCATGACAAAGCTAGGATGGAATGTAGGGACTACCGGGATGCCGTAATGACTATCGTGAACGTAACATTGGTGTCCGTTAATTCCGTTGACATTGCAGATGCGCCGTAGTGCAACGTTCCCCATTGGGATGATGACTCTAGGAGCTGTTTTGTGTATGAGTTCATCAAGATAGGGACTACAGTGTTGAATAATAGCGGTGGCTTCGGCTCCTGCATAGTCATAGAAATTCAACCTCGGTGCTTTGCACCATGTAGTATTAGTTAAGGTAAAGGCATCCCTTTGCACACCCAGCCTACGAAAGATATGCTTATCAAGAAACTGTCCAGCAGGGCCAGCAAACGGTCTACCTTCCTTAGCTTCCCACTCCCACCCACTATCTCCCACAATCATCACTCCAGAGTAGCCTTTACCATCTGGGGGGATCATACGGATGCCTGCTTGCCTGTTATCGCATCCACCACAGTGGGCACCCTGCACCCCAAGGCTCTGTGGGAGAATGTCTAGGAGGTCAAGATTGGTTGGCACTAGCCCCCCCTAGCTATAGGAACCTTATCAAACTCCTGCTGCTCCTTCTCGCGTACCTTTTCCTTAGCTTGACTATTAGCAAATGCAAGCTCCAGGACATCTATAGGCTTACCACAGTGTGGGCAAGGTACTATCATTTAGTCTCCTCTGCGAGCTTGCGGAGCTTGGCGGCAGGCGGTTCGGGTAGCGGTTGCCAGTGAGTGACGACCTCTCTCGGAGCGCAGTCCGCTTCTTCGTCGGCCCATTCCCATACTTCTCCGGTGTCGGAGGTGTAGGTCAGTCGAGCCGCTTGGCGTTGTACATGGCCGTTGCATACGACTATCGCCCACGACTCAGGCATACGCTCGCTGACTGGAATCCACTGCTTCGCTCCAGCATCTCTTGCTGCGGACTCGGCGGCTTCGGCACGCTGCTTCCAGTACACAGGATCGTTGCAGTGGCATATTCTAGGGTGTCCGTGTATGTTGTCGCACTCCAAGTAGTCAGGCGATTTGCACGACTCTCGGTGCTCCTCGTACTGGCGGGAGAGATCAACCAAAGCAGCTTCGATAGCGTCACGTAGGTGCATCTGGCGAGTCTCGACGAAGTGAGAATACTTCGCAGCAATGTCTGCCAGTTCTGTCTCCGGCTGTGCGGGTGCGGCTGGCTGACAGGTATGTGTTCCTATTCCGGGGCCGAGCATACAGCCTTCGCAAAATATATCGCTGGTCGCCGCTGGCTCCTGTGCTGGAGGGGCGGTAGGAACAGTGTCGTCTAGAAACATCTTTGCCTCTCGCATCCATCGAGTATCCTTGGAGCCGTCAACTGGAGGAACTCCGCACTGAATATAGTGATGACTTACAAACTCTCCGTATACCTCTGCAATTAACCTCCGGGCAGTTTCAACCACATCCGCAGGAGCAATTGGCATACCGTCGCTATCCGTGGACACGTTTGGCCTCCCTCGCGGAATGAATATGTCCACACTCATGGCAGAATGGCTCAAGTTCAATTTCTTCCAGTGAATCTACATCAAGCTCCCTGTCATGGCGTTCTGCGGCCCGATCCGCCGTCCTTGCCGGTGGGAGGCTGGGACTCGGCCTCACGCACCGTGAATATCTCTGCACGTTCAGCCTCATGCGAGTTCAACGGCTCTCCAACGCCTACCTCTTCAGAACTGTAGGTATATTTCACCTTCACCTTAACAAGACGCACCTCGACACAAAGTCCGTGGGAGGAGTGCCGCGACATATCACGCCACGAATATCCAGCTAAGAACCAAGCCGCTAGAGCGCACGCCGCACTGTAGTTCATCAATCGGAGATGGTCGCTTACCGGGTCGTAGTTGTTAATCTGGACTCCGGGCGAACCTTCCATGAACTCTACTCTCCGCCAGCGGTTGTCGAGCAGCATTCCGCAGTGCGTCTGAGGCTCGGTATAAGTTGAGCGAGCTTCTACGGCATAGGCTATGTGCTCGCCGCTTCCACTCCCGTAGGATTTAGCCATTGCTCCCTCCTTGTGGAGGCTGGGACGCCCGCATTTCTTTGAGCATAGAGCGCCTCTCTTGCTCCACAATCACTAAGTCGATGTCAAAGTATTGCGCCAACAGCCTCTCGGTAGAGACGTGTGCTGGATACAGACGAGGAGCGTGCCGATCCTCGTTCCAACTGGCTAGGATGTAAGACTTCTCGTTTTGCAGCCAGTCCACAAATTCGCCTATCGTTTGACTGCGATCCTTGATCTTGGCCAGCTTTTCGTGCTCTGGATATTTGTCAGCCATTGCCTTGCTCCTTTGGAGGCTGGGACTTCAGCGCCTCGATAGCGTCTCTAACTTCATCCATGCGTTCTGGTGCAAAATCGTCGCAGATATCGCGGAATACTGTCATGGCCCCATCCAGCCCAGCGGTGAGACCGGATTTCCATATTGCCTCTACTTCACCCTTTATCGAACCGAGCGGCGCCCCCGCCCCTTGAGCTACCTCGCGGTGTTCAGGGCAACGCAATCCACCGATCACCACACACACTCCCGGCTTGCTGCACACAGCACACTGGCCTTCGGGTGTCGCTACCTCGCGGGACTCCACTTCGCGCAGCATTTTGTCTGCCTCATCGACGATCTCAGCCGTAGACAGTGAACTAGTGAGAAGCTGTGCCCCATAAATCCCAGACATGATCGCCAGCAGTTCAGTTCGTGATAGGGTCATTTCACTGTCTCCATATCAGGTCTATTTATGTGCTCATCAACCCAGGTGTCCCGCGTAGCAAGTAGTTCACCCCCCAATGACCAATACATAATAACGCGACGATAAGGATCACCTGCTACACCTTTACCAATGATGCTGGTATCTTCTATAACGGTGATAGTTCTACAACACTTAGACATGTTACTTCTCCCTATCAGGTCTATAGCAACAATCCACATCAGGATGCTTCTCACACCACTCTGTGCCCGCTGTAGGCACAGTGGTGGGCATCTTGCATACTTTGTAGTTCCTGTGGGATGCACAGCTCCACACACTGAAGACTATGACTAGAGTTATGATTAGTTCGAGTAGCTTTGGTAGCTTCATAAAGACTTCCAGGGAACGTGAACATCGTATGGCTTACCAGCCTTGGATACTAGGCCGATTATATGTGCTGTACCTTTGGAGAAGCCATCCCAGAATGCCACAACACGGTCAGCGTAGTCCACAATAGTTTGATTACGAATAAACCCAGCAGACTTGCCGTATAGGCTCCACTCAGCTTTGAATACCTTGACTTTAAGCCCACGCCTCACTGCGGCTATCTGTGCCCATGTATCCACCCCACGAGCACCACCTGATACTATCTCAGTGTCTTGTGGTAGAGCAGCAATAAAGCTCTCTACATCAGTGCGTGTTGGATAATCACGGGAGCCTACTATTGCTATCTTCATGTTGTTATACCACCCACAGGATCACTAGGTCTTGGCTTTCTACTCATGCTCCCTTGCCCAACTCCAGTCGTTGACAATGCACTTTCGTTGGCTCGCTAGTGATCCTATGCGGGGTACGCCCGCACCCTCTAAGGTTTATGAACTGGAGCCAGCAGAGCCGAACTCACTATCTGGCCCCAGCCTCGTTTGATACCCTGTGTAAGCAGGCAAGGCATCCCACGAACTTTGCTACCCCTGAGGTAACTTGTAGTCAGTAATCTTCTCTCTCCCGCTCAGCGCAGCTCCACACTTAGGGCACTGCACCTCAGTGAGATACTTCCCATCAGTTCCCTTGGGCCAGCGAGCGTCACCACGCTTGGTGTTGGGATTGGTGCTCACCACCTGCTTGTCATCCTTACAGTAAGCCTCCCAGTTCACCACACCACGGCCCATCACACGGCCATCAGCCTGACGCAGAGCTTCCTCTACCTTAGCGTGAGTGATGCTATTACCAAGGTTGATGTTGAGGGTACGTAGCAGCTCCCCACCACGGCTGTTCATCTTCTTCTCAACCATCTTGGGGGTGCGGCGGAAGCCAGCTTGGTTAAAACGGATCGTGCTTTCCTTAGTCTCCCCGCTCCCATCAACGTAGCTCACAGTCCCCTTATGATTGACCGTGAACTCCTTTACCTTAGTGCCATCCTTGGTGGTGTACTCACGAGTCTCAAATGGCTTCTCATCTTCAAGGGCAAAGAGGAAGTTGTGGACGCCTGGATAGACTTGGGGGGTGTAGGAGCCACCGCTACGGCTTTCAGGAGCATCCCAGTCCACTGAGCCAATGTCATCGTCAGCAAGGGTATTGAGTGTCGGGTCATCCAGTGTTGTTGTGCTTGTTGGTTGTGTGCTATCATCAAGTGTAGTCATGTAAGTTCCTTTACTTGTTAGTTGTTAACGTCATAACTTGTTCAGTTGCCCGTTTCTGCAACTCGTCAATCTTGTCATAGAGCTTGCCTACATCAGCCACATCATAAGCTCCCAGCTCGGTCGCAAACTGAAATGGTGCCCTAGTCTTAGCTGGGAACATGATGCGGGTGAGGGCTTCCGCGTGCGGCCTGAGGTACATCCTAAACTCGGTGGTTATGGGCACTAGGGCAGCTTCACTCTTCACCTTGGGATCAGCCTCAGCAGTCCCACCAGTCATTACAGCCTCAAAGTGGAGCATGTTACCGAACCAGGCACCAGCCTTGCCTGTGGACTTCTTGCCTACAATAGCTGGCCCCATGATAGGTGATTTCGTCACCTCATCCTCACCCTTGGACTCAAGCGCAGTCCAGATGATCTTCTCGACAGGAAGGCTATTTGTGCTGGCTACGAACTCACAGATACGTTGCTGAATAAAGCCATAATAAGTCATATTACCACCAGCGTATTCAGTCTCACCATCTTTCCATACGTAGCTGGGGTCTTGGCTGAGACTGGCCTTAGTAGCCTGTAGGTGACTCATCATAGCATCACCAAAGCTGGTTAGTCCCTCATAGGCGATCATTGCTACTTTGCTGAGGTCGTTGGATGGATTCACACCCCGCTTCATTGTGAAGGTTGTGATAGTCTTACACTTTGTGCAGGGCACCTGCTGCTGGGGCTTGGAGCTAACCATCTCATCACCACACTTAGGACATGTCCCGCTGTATTGGATGATGAAGGGGCTGAGGAGCTGGCTATGCGGGTTCTCAGGATCAGCAGGCCAGTAGCCCTTACATGCCTTGTCTACGCATTCGATGAGGTTAGCCCTGTCGCGGAGCATCCAAGGAATGACGATACCTGACTCAACAAGGGACTCGATAGGTTGCCACCCTCCACCATCTGCGCTGACTAGGCGAGTAGGCTTACCGAAGCGTTTGTAGGCCCAGAGTGCAGCTTTGCCAATGTTGGAAGTCTTGAGGGTGCCGGATGCACCGTAGTATAGATCGGCTTTCGCGCCAGTTGTCATCTCTCTCCTCGTATTAGTGCTGGTTAAAAGCTAGCCGGTGTGGACACATTTGCATTGTCACATGCGTCCCGCCACTCCGTTTATCCACTTATCTCACGGCATCGCAGTAATGGCTGACAGCCTTCGTGCTATGCCGAGTAGGACTCCCTTCCCACTGGGTCTGCTCCTACTAGCTTTGATACTATTCAAGTCTGTGTCTCCGGTGAACTAGACACTAGCAACCGCCAACTGTTCAGCCAGTCTCTCAGTCTCAGCTACTGCCTCATCCTGAGTCCAGTAGTGCTCAGGTTCCTCACCCAGCCCCAAAGGATACTTCTTGCGAATGTCTTGGTGAATCTTCATCAAACGCACAGTATCAGGTTTAGTGGCTTGGCTAGGATCAAAGTTAGGATCATGGGTAGCATCCATAAAGTGAGCGCAGTCGAAACCGAACCACCAGCCTTGACCATCCTTATGCTCAGTACATGGCTCCAGTTCAGCGAAGGTTAACCCGCCGTGAACTTCTACGTTGGGGGTTTCGTAGCTAGCGCCATACAGTGGATGTCCTTGCGGGACTCTCACGTAGCCACAACGGTGCTGGTCTTCGCGTGCTTGCACTACTGCACAGGATAAGCCAGCATGAACCCACTCACGCTCGATCTTGAAAGGCTTAATTGGTAGGCACATAGACTCTCCTAGTCTGTCATTCCGGTGAACAAGACTGTTCACCTCATGACGTATACCGCTACTCTCGCTCAGGATGATTAGGCTCTCGATACTTAAACTCTCCACACCCAAGAGGGTTTTGACCCTGTGATCCCCAGCAAAGACCATAGCAAGGACACTTAGAGTGAAACTGAGCATCATAAGCACATCCGGTGGTGTGCTTGGGGAAGACTTGAGCAAGGACTTCCTGAGCATAGGTGAAGTCGGTAGCATGACCGTTAGCCTCTAGCTTGACTAGCCCATTAGCAACCTCAATCTCCCTATACTTAACCTGAGTCTGCCATTCCTCAAGCTCATGCGCTGACCGGCTAATGAGTGGAGGGTTGGGGAACTGAGCACGAAGCAGATCATTCTCCTTTTGGTAGAGCCACCCCACCCACTCAGCAATCCCACCTGGGTAACGCTCATTGATCCGCTGCCTGTTCCAACCCTTACCCAGCCTACGCTTGTTGCCAGCCTCGTCTAGATACTCAAACTGAGCTTTCCACTCAAGGTCAAGCCCACCAGCTTCCATAAGATATCCCCACACTAGCGGGGAGCTATGGTGCTTATGGCCTGACTTATAGGGCCACTCAACAGACTGTGAGCCTTTGGTGAGTCCTTCAATCTGCACTCCAGCTACCTCGCGGCCTAGCCGGGACTCGACAGGGAGCACTTCACTGATAGTCTGTTGGTCAGTCTTGAAGTTCTCTAGCCACATTTGATTGACCTGAGAGACTGTCTTGAATGACAGGATAACTAGTGCCCCATCTGTGCGACGTTCCAAGATGGCGTCTGGGCGGGAGAGGAACACCAGATCACACTTTGTCATATCATAGCCATGAGTAAACACGGTATCATATAAGAGTGTTAGACGTTCCTCAGTCTCAACCTCCACAACCCTATACTGCTGCATAAGCAGAGGGAGCCTGACTAGACACCAGCCGATGACCAACCCTTCAAGTAGATCGCAATAGTGATCTATGAGCCAAGTCTGATCCTCAGTAACCTGGATCATCTCACCATCGAAGCCTTCCTCTAGGGTGGTTTGGGATTGGAATCCTTGAGCTTTGGTGAACTCATCACGGAGTCCGACTTGTGATACCTTAATGGTGCCAGCTACCTGTTCCATATCTGGAAGGTTATCAAACTCCTTACAATAGCGTAGTACATGAGCAAGTGCCTCATGCACCGCCCCACCAAACGCCAAATGCTGGTTGAGCTTAACTGGTTGGAGTCCTTTGCCATCAAAGTAGTACTCCCAATAGAGCCTACGTGGGCAACGATGATCTACCTCTGTGCGTGACCTATCGAAGTAGTGCGTGCTCATTGATAAAACTCCTTAGTAACCTCTCTAGCTCCCTATGCTCCCTGTCCTGCTTACGCGACCGATTGTAGGTTGCGTGACCCTTCCTACACTCCACGCACCTACACCCAAGTATATACTTAGAATGAGTACCACACTTAGGTGTTCTCAAGTGTCTCAAGCCCCTCATAGAGAGCTACTGGAGTGCCATCGGAGAAGTGCTTAATATCATATAAGAACCGTGCTATTGCCGGAAACCTCTCAAATGCCATATGTGAGCTGTTCCAATATCCCTCATGCCTCACATTGGTAAACATAGTGTCCGGCCCAACCCAGGACTCAAGGCCACGATTTACCAAGAGAGTATTGTGATTGTGGCGGGAGATTTCTACGCCGCGTGGCACTGGACGTGTAGAATCTTCCTCAAGCTGTAGTAACTGACCAGCGGTTTCAGCGATCCTAGTCATACTCATCTCCTCTCCACGTCTCGCACTGAGGGCACGTCTTCTGTCTATCCCCATCACAGGGAGCCTCATCATCATGTGCCCATTCGCCTTGATGATAGGGACAGTAGTGTTCATGCATTGACTTGCTCCACTGCCTGCCGATCTCGCCACCTACGCTGGGCGTCCCTATTCTTGCATGTCCCAGAGGCATACTTCTGAGTCTTGCGCTTGGGGATAAACGTTGCACCGCAGCCACAGGCGCACGTCCAAACCTTTCGTTTCAGTCGGTTAGATTGCATAACGGTTACGATAATAAACCTTTTAATAAACCTGTCAATAGCCTAGAGGTGCCTATCACCTTTGGCCCTTCCCCGTTTGTGGATAGCGTGTTACAAAGGAGCCTGCTGGGTTGCTCTCCGCAACCTGGGGTTCCATCCTTGACGACTCGAAGTAGGGGGCCGTGCCTTCACACCACGGCTCCTTGCTTCGTGTGAAGGGTCGTAAATGACACAGAACGCCGCGAGCCTCGATTTAACCCCCCAAATTTTGCGTCAGGATGACCGTACACGCACGATCTCCCCATCGGTGGGCCTGGAGGTCATCTGAATGCCCAGCTTCCCCCAGAGCGCAATGATTGGTTCGCTGGGCGACCTCGCCCGCGAGCTGGGCAAGGACAATGAGGTGCCTGAGGAGTTTCTATTCGCTGACGCCCTCACCGTGGCCGGGACGGTCATGTCAGGCCGGTTCGTGCTCGATCTGGGCCTAGAATCGGACACCCGGCTCTACACCGTCACCGTGGGCGAATCAGCCGACACTAAGAAGACCACAGCTCAGCGGAAGATCACCCGCTTCTTTACCAGCATGAACATCCCTGATTGGTCTATATGTCATGGGGTGGGCAGTGCTGAAGGACTCACTAAGGCACTCAATAACTGTAGCCGAGTAGTCCTTGCCATTGATGAGCTAAAGCAACTCCTCCAGAAGACTCAAATCCGTGGCTCAGTGCTCCTGCCTATGATAACCAGCCTCTATGAGCGTACCGACTACGAAAACTACACCAAGGAAGCAGCAATCCTCCTTGATGATGCCCGACTCTGCATCATGGCTAACTCAACACTAGATACCTACGAATCTCTATGGGATCACGAGTCATTGGCAATCGGACTAGTCAACCGTCTTTACCTAGTAACCAACGGTGCCAGACCTCGTGTAGCTCGTCCCAAGCCGCCCAACGCTCTCGCCCTTCAAAACCTCTCTGAGCGTATCCACAAGCAACTCACCTGTCCCCCAACCAATCCCTATAAGTTCACACAAGAAGCTGATGACTCGTGGGCAGCTTGGTACGAGCGACTACCTAAGAGTGAGTTTGCCAAGCGTCTAGATGGACTCGGCTTTAGGTTGATGCCGATCCTCACAGCCACTTGTGACAAGACTGAGGTTGATGGTGAGATTATCTCAATGGTCACTTCCATGCTTGACCATGAGCTTGAGGTGCGTAAAGCCCTACAGCCAATAGATGCAGACAACGCCATTGCCAAGATGGAACAGAAGGTTGTGCGTGTGCTTGATATACATGGCCCACTAGATCGTCGTAACCTTGCCAAGTACTGCAATGCCCACCGTACAGGGGACTGGATATTCCGCACCGCCCTAGAAAACATGATGAATGTGAAGGTGGTGAGCTTTGATACTCGCCTGGGTCACTACCGTTTGACCGACCAAGTGGCTGAAGTTCTGCCCAAGTCCAAGGCCCAGATAGTCCAGTAAATTGACTAATGCCGTCAGTCTTGCCGTCACTTCTTTGACGGCACCTATCCTATACAAAACAATCCAGATAGCCCAAATGCCGTCACTTTTCTATAGTATATACACCCCCTATAGTAATTACAGTATTAGGTATACCGAGGGCATAAATTGACGGCATTTCGCGTAAGTGGCTTATTGTCATGGTGTTATCTGCCGTCATTTGGGTGACGGCAAAAGTGACGGCGGTAAGATTTACATAGGCAACAAAAACCCCCAAGCAGGTTCACTTGGGGGTCTTCAAGGAGGGATCGAACAACCTTGGGATCGGCCTAGAGCTTGCTAGCGATCTCAACCAACTTATTATAGCTCACAACAGCCGCAATAGCCGGGAAACCAGCCTTGCTGCACTGGAAGTGAGTGCGGAGCTTTTGCTGCTCCTCAGGAGTCAGCGCAGTCATCGGGTCAACCCTACTCGCGTGCACACTCGCAGGAGCCAGTGCATCAGCCTCAGCCTGCAACTTAGCAATCGTTGCCTCATTGCCGGGATACTTCTGGAGCAGCGTGATCTCCCGGCGAATGCCAGCAGCTTTCTTCTGCTCAGCCGTCAAGGGAGTGCGAGTCTTCGCAGCTTCCATCTCAGCCTTCTCATCAATTACAGCGGTTCCATCACTCATAATGTCCACCTTTCAGAGCTTGATTAGCTCGATGGAGTGACCATACGCTTATTCGGTCACTGTGTCAACACTTTTCTTTAGTGTCCTGAGAATATCCACAAGAGCATCCCCATCGTCACCACAAACCCCACCAGCCCAACAGCCTCTATGATGCCCTGAGCCAACTGGACTCGCCCCACTCTGCGTCGATACTCCCGGTAGATCGTGTCACTCTCTCGCATAGCTGCCTCCTAATCCCAGCACTGTCACTAATGCTGGGAGTACGGGGCACTAGGTCAACTGTGCCGCGATGTGGGTAAACTCGGCATTGATCTTAGTCGCCAGTGTCGCCATGCCAGCGATTGCGCCCAAAGCCACAAGCAGAGCGATCAGGGCGTACTCGATCAGATCCTGCCCAGACTCTTCGGCCAACAGGTTACGAAGTAGCGTTTTCATGGTTTCCTCCTTTCATTCGAGATAACTGCAAAGCCTTGATAGCGTGCCAGAAATCAAGCACGTTCGCCGCGCCAATCGCGCCTACGATAATCGCGCAAGCGGGAAGTCCGGCGATCCACACAATTAACCCGCCGACGATGCTGGCAATGGGGCCACCCAACGCCACGGCAGCGTTCTCGTGGGCGACATAGCGACCCTGGACGCGGACGTAGGGGCCAAGCCAGCCAAAGCGCAGTTTCCACGGCAATCCGAACCAGGCGGCAGCGGAGGCGTGTCCGGCTTCGTGAATGAGGCACGCCAGAACGTAAAGAGCGGTCGTGAACATGGCGAATTTCATAGCGCATCTCCGATGTGTGCAGGCCCGACCGCAGGAACGAGGAAGTAGCAGGGCACGGCCAAGAGCACCGACAGCGCGAGGGCGAGGACTAAGCTCACTATCAAAGGACAGCTTAGTTTCGTTAGGCCACACTTCCCAAGGTGCTTTCGTCGCCTTCGCCAACAGTTCCTCAACGCTTGCCATTTCTCCGCCTCCATTCACTGAGCCACTAGCCAGCAAAGCCAGCACTCGTACCACTTTGTACAGCGTGGCATCCGGTACATTGCCAGCTAGCAGCTCAGTCAACAACCGCAGTGCCCAGCTCGTGGCTGCGGTGCCCACGCTCCCTGCTACGCGGCTTTGACTGTGCCGCCATTCTTACCATTGGTGCCAGCGATGTAGCCTAGCCAGCGGTCACGTTTGAACTGTGGGTTTTGCTCGCGGCAGAAGTCTGCGAGCTTGTCTACCATCTCACGCCACTTGTCCCAGCGAGCTTTTCCGATCTCACTTGCTCCTGCAGGTAGGATCGGTTCCATTCCGCGAAGTGTGTCTGCCAGCGCGATAAAGTCTTTCTTGCTCATGCTCATCACGTCTCCTTTTGCGTACTCCTGGTTGTGCCCTTTGGGGGCGTTAGGCGATCTTGAAGGGTGACACGCTGCCCATTACCTTTGGGCGTTGCATTATCACGATCTTTGGCACTGGTAGCTTCTGAGGTTCGACTACAGTCGCGAATGTCAGTGACTTTCCTTGCCATTCAATGGCGACAATAAACTCGTCGGGATGTGCCTCTTTAACGGCTTCGTCCATGCGATCAAATAACGGCATTCTCTTCTCCTCCCTCCATCGGCTGTCAGTTGGGGTTAGCGACCAGCTTCCAATCCAGCCGTTTTGAACGTTTCTGGATCGTCTTTATCGTCCCACTTGACCACTGTCCAGCTTTGGCCTAAGTCTTCATCTGCGAAGTAGCGTGGGAGAACGGCCAGCACCTTGCCACTGAATCGTAAGCATGGATTACCTTTGCGTTCGTCAGTGTGATCGCGAATCCAGTTTTGTCTGACCAGAACGCGTTGACCTTTGCGAAATGGAACCTCGTCATGGACTGGCATTACAGCCACCCGTAGTAACGCGCTCCGCCTTCAATCCAGAGCTGCGTAAGGCCAGCGAGCAGCGATTCGTCAGCGGGAACGTAATTCTCGTTCGGTGCGGCCTCAGCCACGCAATCGGACTCATCCCTCGCAGGGTCAATGCAGGTCGAATATTGCCGTACCGTTGGACTGTTGCGCTCCTGATACTTCGTGAGCTGAATCGGCTGCCAGTCGCCGCCGTTGCGAGCCTCTACCAGCATCCCGACTTGGCTGTGCGATACGCGAATCTCAATGCTTTGTGTCATCTCAATTCCTCCAATGCCCATAGGGCTATTGCTTTGCTTCATTCCACTTAATACTGCTACACCTGGGACATCTCACTGGCAACTTGCCATCCTTAAGGCGCGAGTCCCACACTCTGCCGTCAGCTCCAAACTGGCAGCGTTGGCAGACTAACTTAGCTGGTACTGTTGTCTGTGTGCTCACTGTTCGTCCTCATCGGGAGCATTCCAGATTTGCAGGCATATAGGGCACGTGTGCTCATCCGTGAACACAAACTTAGGTGCATATGCCGCATGATAATGCTGCTTATCAGGATTCTTAGGGTTACCGCATAGCGTGCTGCCAGCATAGTAACCTGTTAGCGTCAAGTGTGAGTATTGACTAGTGTCAAGCATTGTATCCTCCAAGTCAACCTAATAGCCCATGACATTGCCATGAGCTAATGGGGTGGCTAGGCAACCTTAGCTATCAACCCGTCTTTCATAGTAACCTCAGCAAACCACTTACGCTGTGTTGGTGATGGCCCGACTACGCAGAACTTTCCATTGTCTCGGTACTCAGGCCCAAACATACTGGTTTCGATGTAGTCCAAAGGCTTACCGATGGACTCCTTGAGTGCTTTCTTCGTTTGGTAACTTGCTCCCATCATCTCTCCCACCCTCCGCGCTAGTTGCGCTTGGCTAACTCAATAGCCACTCTGTGCAGTGGCTAATGTGGCAGCTAAGCAATCATGCCATCTTCGCGTTCTTCATTCACCACTACGTCAATAGCCCGACGAAGTAGCGGTTTCAGTGTCTTGCCATGCTCCTGTGCTGGTAGTTCTTCGGCTTGATTGCCAGTTCCACGTTTGATGTAGACGTTAACCGGATGGTATCCGGGCCGCTCATCGTATTCAATCCATAGCTGGTAGACGTGCAGTGCCATAGTTGTTCTCTCCCTAGTGTGCCTTAGCTCACTCAGTAGCTCATGTCCATTGGCATAAGCTAGTGTGGGAGCTAATCCCACCCAAACCGATTGCCAACCTCGCAACTAAGTGACTCAGCATGTAGTGAGCAGTAGTCAAGCTGCTCTGGCGTGTAATTGGCGAAGTATTCCAGATCAGTGTCGCCATGCCTAAGTGTAAGAAATGCCATCAATGCCTTGACTGCCTCATAGCTATCATGGGCATGTAGTGGTGAAGGGCGGAAATCCTCTCCCTCAAACAAGGTCACAGTGTGCCTGTGATCCCGTTGCGTTAGTCGATAGCCGATTCGTTCAATTCCGAGGTAAAACAACTTGAGAGTGAAGGTTGGGCCCATGCCTTTGAGGTACGGAAAGAATCGAACGGTGCGCATACAATCTGAGGTGTTCATTAGCGTTTGCCTCCAATGCACTCAGCTTACTGCTGCTGCTGCTGCTGTGTCAACTAGAGAATTGTAAAGAATTGTAAAGCAGCTTGACACTCGTGATATTCTACCTGTGTTTATGCCTGAAAACTCCACACATTCGACTGGTGTCGATTCGGGTGGGATCCTGGGTGCTCAACACACCTTCGGTGCTCATACCGGCGCAGCGGAGCATATCCGCTTGCTGCATGATCGTTTCCCCGCTATGGGCGCGTCTGCAATCGCTAATAAGGTGGGATGCGATGAGTCTACTGTGCGTGGAGTGCTCAGTCGCTACACCCGGAGCTGTTCGCTTGAGCAGTTGCGCGAGTTTCAGGCTAATGAAGCGGACATCCTGGATGCGATTAGGGAGAAGACTCTTGCATCCATTACTGACGAAAAGTTAGCAAATGCTACCTATCTCCAGCTAGTGACTGGTGCTGCTATCCTCATTGACAAGTCTCGCTTGCTTAAGGGACAACCAACTAGTATACATGTCACAGCCCTAGTCAATGTACTTGACGCTATAGCAGAGATGCGTGAGCAAGATGAGTGAGCTTTGCACCATGCACAGTGATCCGACTAGCGTAACACATAATGAAGCTCGCAATCCTGGTGCTCATAGTGCCACTAAGAATGCTTATTAGACCCCCCATAGCCCCCCATAGGGAGGGGGGTGGGCAGGCTGGGGTACCGACACACTCACTCAAGTTTTCACCATAAAAAGGAACTGTATGCCCACTTTGGTGACTGATGAAGAGGATGATGGTGCCTAAGCCTAAAGCGCACAACCCAATCCTCTCCTTCTCACTAAAGGATCGTGATCTTGCTAAGGTGCGTATTGAGATTGCTTGGAATGGCTTTGCCGCCTTCTATACTCTAGATGAGACGCCTAATCATCCTATGAGGCGTAAAGGGTATGATGTGTGGCTGTATCAAGGCTCTGAGTTCTTGTGTCCTGCTAAGGCTGCATGAAGCGTAGACGCTCCACTTCGACTGATGTACTCACTCAAGATCACTGGCGTCAGTGGTGGTGGAATGTTCTGTTTGACGAAGTAATGACCCATAGGCGTGTGCAGTATGCTTGGCTCAAGTCTGGTAAGACATAGTGAAACGCCGCCGCTCATCAACGAGCATCCCTGCTGCCCCTGAGCCTTCAGCCAGTGACCAAGCTATAGCTTCCCTCTTAAGTGGATTCGACCCTAAGAAGCCTGAAACCCTAGCCAACATTGCAGCAGCAGCTAATGAGCACTACAAGCTCCGCTTCCTGAAGATGAACAGGATTCAGGAGGAGTTCATTCGTTGCAAGAATAGGCATGGACGCACTCCACGCATACGCCTGTTTGAGGGTGCCAACCAGTCCGGCAAGACCACTCTAGGCATCGCTGAAGACATCGCGCACATGTTTGGCTTCCGCCCCTGGCTCAAGCGAACTGACCCCGACTACCGTATCCGCGTTAAGGTGCCCAACAACGGCCTCGTGGGTTGCGAGGTCGCAGGCCAGAACCTAATACAAAGGATAGAGCCTCAATTCCGCGAGTTCGTGCCCCCGCATTGCGAGCCAGAATACACCCGCTACAGCGATGGCTCATTGAAATCATTGACACTTACCTATGACTGGGATGGGAATAAGTGTGGCTCCACGGCGCACTTTCGCAGTTACGTTCAGCCCGCGGAGTCCTTCGAGGGTGTCCTAAGTGATTGGCAACACTGGGACGAGCCACCCCCTCAGCCAATCCTCAACGCTGCATCACGTGGCAAGATGGCCTCCAATGCTCCCTCCTGGTTCACTATGACTCCCCTCAAGGAGCCATATATCTATGACATCTTCTCCCTCAATGCCTTCAACAACAATGGCAGTGATGATGAGATAGCCATCTTCCGCTGCTCAGTGTGGGAGAATTGTCAGGACTGGTGTAGGGAGTGCAACGTCACTATCCCTGAGAATGAGCCTGATAAGCTAGAACCTGGTCAAAAGCGCCCCAAGCACAAGTGCCCCTCCTGTGGTAAGGTGATGGGCTTCATGCCCCGCGCAGGTATTGAGAACTATCTCAAGACCATTACCGATGATGACGAACGTGAGGCTCGTGAGGAGGGCAAGTGGAAGCACCTGAGTGGGGCTATTTATAAGGAGCTTGATCGTGAGAAGCACCTCTACAAAGACTTCACCATCCCAACCAACTGGATGCGAGTGGAGGCGGTTGATCCGCATGACGCTCGGCCTACTTGTTGGCTCTTCGCGGCTGTTTCTCCAGAGGAAATCGTCATCAATGGCCGTAATGCTAATAGGATATACATATACGATTACCTCCTCGCATCGGGAAACATTGACTCTATTGCGCGTCAAGTAAAGGTCAAACGTGCCACCCACGACTACCGCGAACCTTCAATGGTAGTCCTCGATGCCAAGTTTGGCACCAAGACTGTCAAGACGGCAGCAGAGGAGACTAGCTGGGAGGATGAGCTAGAGCGGGCTGGGATTAAGAAGATTGTGCTCTCGCATAGCGCACCGGGGGATATTGCACTTGGGCACAAGGTAGTGAAACAATACCTACAGCCTCACTACTCCAAGCTCAAAGGAACTGAGTTCCCTGGCTTGCTATTCGCTAAGGAAGGCTGCTCAGGTCAGAAGGGGCCAATTCAGAGCATATTCAACTATCGCTGGAAAGAAGGCAGCGACCAACCTGAGCCTGACTTTAAGGACTTTGCTGACACTGTACGCTACTTGGCTCTTGAGCAGCCCGTCTACCAGATGCCTGTACCTGATGACTGGGTGCCGGTTATGCCTCCACAGGAAGCTTATAACCCGCTATACCACGGTCTGGTGTTGAGGTAACTATGGCCCCTATTATACCGTTTATCCCCTTAATAGTGGCCGGTGTGTCGGCGGCAGTGACCGGCGTCGAGTTGACTCATCAGCCAAAGTCTCCCACTGCCCCAACCCAGATTCAATCAAGTGCTCAGCAAGCTGAAGCAGCACAAGCAGCAGCCTTAGCTCAAGCACAAGCCCTCCAGAAGCGTAGAGGGTTGGCATCAACAATTCTCACTAGCCCGCAGGGGGCACCTGCACCAGCATCAGGTACTACACAAACAGCAACGCTAGGAACTTAATGTCATACCCAGTCCTATCTACGTCAAGGCAATACATCAACTCGATGGGCTACCCCCAATCGAAGTTCGATCCTCGTACTGATGACGAGAAGGCTAGGGACTGCCAGAAGTACCTCCAAGTCCTTGCTGAGCAACGCCTGTGGTGGGAGCCGATGATTGATAACATCATCGCCTACGTGAACCACGGCAGACGCTTTGTACAATACCGCGACCAATGGCCGGGACAGCAGACAGGTCAAGAGGTGTTTGATGATACAGCGATGCTCGCCCGCAACTTACTTGTTGACGGTATGGTGGGGTATCTCTGCTCGCGAAACCAGCCTTGGTTTGCTCTTGAGTTGCCGGGTAAGTTCAATTTCCCTAGAACCAGTGGAATGCGTAGTTGGAACGGCCAGCGGGTGGACTCCTACCCCCAAGTTCAGAAGTGGCTCCAAGACTCCCAGACAGTAATGTACTCAGCCTTCAACCGCTCCAACTTCTATGATGTAATCACTGAGTTCATCAGCGATGGAGCTACCACAGGTATAGGATACTTGCTAACTGAGGAGGACATCTCCAGTGCTCGCGATGTCTTCACCGTCCCCCACTACCGCGAGTGCTTCATAGCAGAGAATCAATACGGTCAAGTAGACACAATCTATCGAGTCTACAAGATGACCCTACGCCAGCTAATGCAGAAGTTTGGCGAAGCTGCCATGAAGCGTGTAGATGATAACTTTGAACAGGACTATAAGTCCAATATGTTCACTGAGCGGGAGGTGCTGCACGCCATATACCCGCGTGCTGACTATGATCCCAACCGTATTGATGCTCGCCACAAGCAGTTTGAGTCTATCTGGGTCTATCGTCAGCGTGGCAGAATTATCGAGGTCAACGGCAGTCTAAGCTCAATCCCTGGCGATCAGGTTAAAGCCCTCTCAGTTGGTGGCTATGATACCATGCCCATGATTGCATGGAGGTGGAGGAAGAATAGTGATGAGGTCTACGGACGTGGGCCAGCGCATGATGCCTTCGTGAGCATAGCCTTAGCTAATCAGATGGGGCGCACTAATCTCATCACTGCCCACCAAGCTGCTGAACCTCCCCTTGTTGCCTATAGCGATCAGCGTGGGGCTATCCAACGTGGGCCAGCGGGGATCACTTACCTTGAAGCCAATCGTGGAGACATCAGGGCTAGGATGCCTCAGCAACTCATAACAGGCATCCCCCAGCTCCCATTCAATGTAGAGTTCCAAGATAGGGTGCGTCAGGTCATCAACCAATTCTTCCACACAGATGTCTTTATGATGATGTCTCAAATCTCCCAGCAGCACGGCAACGGTCGTCCTGTTGTGGAGCAGATTGCTGAGCTTCAAAGCGAGAAAGCCGCTATCCTGGGCACCCGCGTTGGCAACCTTCAATCAGAAGCATTCGATCCTCTAATCTACCGAGTGTACTCCATTGAAGCTGCCGCAGGGAGGATACCTACTCCACCCGATATCTTCCTTGAGTCTGTACATGGGCCAGTGGAGATTCAGTATCTAGGTATGCTGGCACAGGCTCAGACTAGGCTTAGTAAGGTAAGGTCAATTACATCATTCTTGCAACTTGCAGGACAGGTAGCTCAGTTTGATCCCACTGTCCCTCACTACGTTAACAGTGAATATGTCCTCCGTGAGCTTGGTGATGCAGTGAACGTACCAGTCTCCTGTATGCGAACTTCTGAGGAGATTGCAGCTATTCAGAAGCAGATTAGCCAGATTGCTCAACAGGATCGCACAGCAGAGAATCTCCCCAAGGTAGCCAGAGCAGCAGCATCACTTACCAAGGCACCTGAAGCGGGGAGCATACTCAAGGAACTTATGAGTGGTGGTGAGGAGACTGTGCAATGAAATATGAACACGCTCTAGATTGCCCAGCACAAAGTGGATTGATGTGTAACTGCCCAGCTGGGAAACTTAATACTGCCGAGTATGCTAAGGAAATGCAGCAACGCTACCGTAACACCTTTGGCACCTCAGAGGGAGCCAAGGTGCTGGGTGATATAGCCACTCTCGGTCACGTTTTCGATACCATCGCTCCTGATGATGTCGCAAAGGTTGCCGAGCGCAACTTCGCCTTAGTCATCATGCAGATGGCGGGTGGATTCGACTCACTCTATCCTCAACTTGGGATTGGTAGTAGCAGAGAAGTAAAGTAACCCTCGCTTAGAAACCGAGGTGTCAGTAAGCTCCCCTTAGACAAGGGAGAGAAAGGAAAGCACAATGGCAGGTAATCCTCCTGATTATGACAATGAGAGATATGGTGGCCCATCGTCTGGTGGGGGCATTCGATACCCGCAAGAGGCGGGCCCCGGCACGTTCGCCATCACCAAAGAAACTGATATCAACGTAGGCGGTGCAGGAAGCACCAACACCATTAACCTATCGTTGGATCAAACCCGCTCCAGTGTCTACTACCTCACCAACGCAGGATCAGGAGCTACCACAATAAAGTGGCCTGCTGTGCTTCCCGGCGTTCAATTTACTGTCAAGAATGCTAGTGGTCAGTCAAGCGTGTGGATGGTGACAGGCAAGACTGGTGTCACAGTAGCCGATACTAAGTCAGCTATCCTGCGTATGGATAAGACCTCAGGTGACATCGTGCGTGTCACTGCGGACACATAGCCAAGGGTTGGGGTGGGCATGGGCCTGAAAGGATTATGGGTGCCAGAGCAGCCCATCTCAAAGTTTTGAAAGGATTGACATGGCTGATATCACGATTACGCCAACGAACCCCGGCACGACCTCTGGTGGGCCTGTTGGGACAATCCCCGATACGGCCCTACCGGGCACCTTCATTGCCCAGAAGAGTGATGGGACAGTTAATCTATCACCTTCTGTTCAAGTTTGCTCAGGTACTGCGGATGCCGTCACATTTGCCAACGCGACCAACATTGCTGTCTTTACCTCCACAGGGCCAGATGCTGCAACCTTAGCCACACCTGGTGCAGGTGATGTTGGCAAGCGACTCATTCTGATTAACACTAACACCACTCAGAACGCTGTGAAAACCGCCGCCAACAAGATTGTTGATGGCTCTGGGACTCCTGGCGACACCTTGACTGCTCCAGCCCACAACGGAGCTGCTGCATTGCTGGTAGCTAGCAATGGCTTCTGGAATGTTGTCAGCTACGGTAACTGGGTATTGAGTGAGGTATAACATGGCTAACGCTAACAAAGGTGCTGGCAGCAAGCCAACAGGCTCACGTGCCCGCAGTGTTGGTGCAGCTGGCCACATGAACCCTGTTGGTGCCATTCTTGATGATGCTGACTTCATCATGAAGAGGCGGCGTAGCAACTTCGATATGTGGAAGGCTACACGCTCACCTAAGCAGACTCGCAATGCTGATGTAGAAGCATGGTTTCGCCCAGACGAGCACCCCTTGAGGGGTAAGTAATGTCCCACGATAAGCACGAACACGATATTGAAAAGGGAATCAGGGAGATTCTTAGGTCAGTCCGCGAGACACTTGATGGTGTTCGTGAGCTGCTTAGGCGCTCCAGACATAAGCAACTAACTTATGCAGTAGCGGTACGTTTCAAAGGAGCTTCAATGCAACCGAACAATACCCTCGTCTTCAATGTCGGGCAGTCCTCACAGGCGTCACTTATGCCTTTGCTGGCTGATGGCATCACAAACTCAGGTGGCACGGTTAGCAATGTCACTTACACCTTCAATGATCCCTCAGCATCGGTAGTCCTCAATGCTGATGGCTTGACAGCTACCTGCACAGGTCTAGCCCCCTCCAATGGGCCGGTCACTGGCACTGCCACTTGCACTGTTACTGATACTGATGGTGCAGTCTCTCAGTGGACTCAGACATTCACCATCACCACTAATCTTGGTGGGCCTCCGGGACAGCTTACTCAGTCGGTCGCTGTCCAGTTCACTGATCCAACTGGCACCTTGTCCCCCGGCACTCAGTCGGCCTCGTTGAAAGCTGGCAAGCGCCCCTTGAACGAGTAGAACAACCTGGGGCTGTGCATAGCGCATAGCCCCACAACCACTAACAACTAACCATTTAGGAGTAACCGATGCCTGAAGCAGCAGTAGCAGAGCAGCCAGTCACAGCGACTACGACAACCACTGAAGCTCCATCTCTAGGATGGCGTGCTGGACTCCCTGACGATCTCAAGACCAACACCGACCTAGCCAACTACAAGACTGTGGGCGACTTCACAAAGGAAGCCCTCACTTGGAAGGGCAAGGTAGGTGAGCTTGAGACTAAGCTAGTGGACTCCATCCCCAAACTCCCTGATGGTGCATCTGAGGAGGATCGTGCTCTCTACCTAAACGCTCTAGGCCGACCCGCTAAACCAGACGAATATGAGTTCGATGGTGAAGACAAGAACGCCCCAGAACTAACGATGCCTTGGAAGCAGGACTTCTATGCAGAGGGACTGACTAAGCAGCAGGCACTCAACATTAGCAAGAAGTATAACGCCCGCATTAACAAGCTGGTGGATGACTTCAAAGCCAAAGCTGATGCTGAGATGAAGGCTGATGAGCAGGCATTACGCACGGAACTGGGCGACAAGTTTGATACCAACATGGTACTGGCTGAGCGAATCTATGAGAAGCACCTTGGGACAGCGTTTGACGCGGACTTTGCTGATGCCCCACCTAAAGTAAAGTTAAGCATGAAGA